CGGTTGGTTAAGCCCAAAAGAGATTTACGAACAATGGCCGTTTGAAGAAACCATAGTTATTGCCAACGACAACGAAAGTTTTGAAACTGAAGCTCGATATTGTTTGAAAACCAAACCAGAGGTTCTGCACGCTGAAACGAATTCGCTAGCAAAGATTGCTCGTAGTACAAATTCAAGTGAAGGTGCTGCATTGTTTGTGACTCATGCACCTTGTTTAGATTGTGCAAAGATTATACATCAGGCCGGAATCAATTCCGTTTACTATCGCAATACCTATCGTTCAACCGAAGGTGTTGATTTCTTAGAGAAGTGTAACATCAATGTCAAACAAGTATAACAGTAAAGTTTTAGAAATCTGTGATAATGGTGATGCTATTGTAGAGTTGCCAGAAGAACTTATGGAAGAACTTGGTTGGAAAGTGGGAGATAAACTAGACTATCAAATGAAAGATGGTTCAGTTTATGTTACAAATTTATCATTGAAGGAAAGAAAGGAATGTTAGAATGCTTAATTGTGGGTGACAGCATTGCCGTTGGTACCAAGATGTTTGCACCTCATTGTGAATTGCAAGGTAAGGGTGGCATTAACTCATGGCAGTTTAATAGAATGTACAAGGGTTCATTTTATGCCGACACACTCATTATTAGTTTAGGTTCTAATGACCATAAAGGTGTTAAGACCTATGATGAGCTGTTTGAAATGCGTCAGCGAGTTGGTGCTAAGAATGTGTTTTGGGTTTTACCAGCAGGTAACTTGCCAGCAGGTGGTGTATCTATTGAAAATATTCAAAACATAGTAAAAGAACTAGCTGCATACTATGGTGATACGGTTCTACCGATCCGTGGTTTGCAAGCAGATGGAATACATCCATCGTGGTCTGGTTATAAAGACATTGTGGAAAGGACTAAAGAATGAACGAAATAATTAAAAAATTTGCAATTAGATCACAAGTAGCAAGTGAAGAGAATGGAGAATTAATGAATCCATGTGGACAACCGTGTGAAATGTCTACAGAAGTCCAAGAGTTTGCAGAGTTGATTATTGCAGAGTGTTATAATGTTATAATTAAATCTCAACCATCAGGCTTCAATCCTGACACAGCATTGGATGCAATCCTTAAACATTTTGGAGATTAAGAATGTATATGTATAAAGATGTAGTCACCTTCATTGAAGCTTGTGACCAGAAACCAACAGTTGATAGTGTGAATTTATACACACGGTTAATTGAAGAAGAGTACAATGAATTTCTTGTAGCCAGACACCAAGAAGATGAAGTCGAACAGCTTGATGCCTGTATGGATATGATTTGGGTTATTCTTGGTTACTGCTATGCAAAAGGTTATGATGTAAAGGGTGCATGGAATGAAGTTGCTAAATCTAACCTAAGTAAGATTGATTCTGCCACAGGTAAGGTGAACAAACGCCATGACGGTAAAGTATTAAAACCTGAAGGCTGGCAACCTCCAAACTTAACCCCATTCATAGTAACATAATCCTTGCACGATAACAAGTACTATGTTATAATGATTTTTCTATGTTAATAAAGGTATTAAATGAACATTCGTGAACTCGCAAAAAAGATGGCTGTAGAACATAAACTTCCACGTGCCGACAAGTATGATTTATTTCTCCGTGAATTTGACAACAAGGTAGAGTTGGTTGGTCTGGTACAAGACCCAACCCTCAACATGAATGACTTCCGTGGTCGTGAAATGTTATTTCCAAAACGATGGGTTACCCTTGCTGTATATGAAGCATCATATAAGGTGGCTGCATAATGGCATTAAAGTTAATAACATTCAAAACAAACCATACGATCTTAGGTGATATTGAACAGGCTGTGGCAAATAATATTGCCTACACATTAATAAAATATCCAGTTCAAGTTGTATCTGTTCCGCCACAAGGTTCAAATGAAACAACAACTATTGCATTCTCTCCTTTTGTGGAATATGCAGAAGAATTCAGAACTGGATTCAAAATTTATAATGATGACATTTTGATGATTTCGACACCAGTTAAAGAAGTAATGAATCAATATAGTAAAATCTTCGGCAGTGGTATCCAAATTGCCACTTCCATCCCTAAACTCTGATATAATGGATGAATGATTAAATACTACACAAACGTTGCCATGGTAGGCAACAACATTCTATACCGTGGCATCAAAGATGGGCGTAGAGTCAAGATGAAAATTGGCTATACGCCCACTCTATTTCTGCCAGCGAAGAAAGAAACAAAATTCAAAACTCTCAACGGTGAATATCTTGAACCAATGAAGTTTGAATCCATCCGTGAGGCTCGTGATTTTGTTAAGAGATATGATGAAGTATCCAATTTCAAAATCTATGGCAACACGGGATATCAGTATGCATTTATTGCTGATGAACATCCAAATATGATTGATTGGAATATTGATGATATCTCCATTGCAGTCATTGATATTGAGGTCGGTTCTGAGAATGGATTTCCTGAACCGCACCTTGCTACTGAGCCTATTACCGCAATCTGTATTACCTTTCTGAAAGGTGAAACGGTGGTGTTTGGCTGTGGTGAATATGAAACGAAAGGCAAAGAGAACTACATCAAATGTAAAGATGAGTACACCTTATGTAAATCATTTCTACAGTATTGGCAAGATAATTGTCCAGATGTTGTTACTGGTTGGTACACAAAGTTTTTTGATATCCCATATTTGATTAATCGCCTGCCTAAAATTCTAGGTGAAGATGAAGTTAAGAAACTATCGCCATGGGGTATGATTAGTGAACGCAAGGTATCTGCTAATAACAGCGAAAAGGTTGTATATGAAATACTTGGTGTCTCTTCATTAGATTACATGGAGTTATATCGTTGGTATGCGCCAAATGGCAAGTCACAAGAAGATAATAAACTTGAGACTATTGCTAACGCAGAACTTGGCGACAGTAAACTTTCGTATGATGAGTATGATAACCTTCATGCTTTATATCGTGAGAATTTTCAAAAGTTTATTGAGTATAACATCAAAGACGTTGACCTTATCATCCGCTTGGAAGATAAGTTGAAGTTGCTTGAGCTTGGTCTTACCTTAGCCTACGATACAAAATCCAACTATGAAGATATCTTTGCACAGACTCGTATGTGGGATGCCCTGACTTATTCCTATCTTTTGGAAAAAGGTATTGTTGTTCCGCCTAAAGTTACTAAAGATAAGTCCTCTGCGTTTGAAGGTGCATATGTAAAAGAACCACAAGTTGGTTTGCACAATTGGGTTGCTAGTTTTGACTTGAATAGTCTTTATCCACACCTGATGATGCAGTATAACATTTCACCAGAAACACTAATCGAAGTGGCAGATTACACCGATGATATGCGTAGTATTATTATGAATGGTGTTTCTGTTGATAAAGTGTTGAACAAAAGTGTTGATACAAGTAAACTGAAGAATGTTACGTTAACACCAAATGGCCAATTCTTCCGTACAGATGTTCAAGGTTTCTTACCTAAAATGATGGAAGAAATGTATGATGATCGTAAGAAATTTAAGAAGATGATGCTCAAGGCTCAACAAGAATATGAGAATGAGAAAGATGAAAGTAAGAAGTATGATATTGAAAAACGTATTGCTAGATTCAATAACCTACAACTTGCAAAGAAGTTGTCGTTAAACTCTGCCTACGGTGCTCTTGGTTCACAATACTTCCGTTTTTACGATTTACGTTTGGCTCTTGGTGTAACCAGTGCCGGTCAATTGTCTATTCGTTGGATTGAAGCTAAGATCAATCAGTACATGAATAAGTTATTGAATACAGATGCTGATTACGTTATCGCTTCTGATACGGATTCAATTTACCTCCGCATGGCCGAACTTGTTGATAAGTTTATCAAAGATACATCCGATAAACAAAAGGTTATTTCTCTCATGGATAAAATCTGTGAAGATAAGATTCAACCGTTCATTGATAAATCATATGAAGAGTTGGCTGAATATGTTCATGCCTATGCTCAGAAGATGCAGATGAAGCGTGAAGGTCTATCCGACAAAGGTATCTGGACTGCCAAGAAACGGTATATCCTAAACGTATATAATAACGAAGGCGTTCAGTATAATGAACCACACCTGAAAGTTATGGGTCTAGAGATGGTCAAGTCATCAACACCATCGGTTATTCGTGACAAGATGAAAAAGACTATTGCTCTTGTTGTAAATGGAACAGAAGAAGATATCCATAAATTCATTGCTGATTTCCGCATAGAGTTTTGGGGTCTACCAGCTGAAGAGGTTTCTTTCCCTCGTGGATGTAATGGTATAAAAGAGTACTCAGATAAAGTGATGATGTATAAGAAAGGCACGCCAATTCAGGTTCGTGGTGCAATCCTTTACAATCACTATTTGAAAACTCTCGGCTTAGATAAACAATACCCATATATTAAAGAAGGTGAGAAGTTGAAATATACTTATCTCAGGCAACCAAATAAATTTAAAGATAATGTGATTTCATATCCTGTTAGACTGCCAAAAGAATTTGGTCTGCATGAGTATATTGATTATGATTTACAATTTGAGAAGGCCTTTCTTGAACCAATCAAAGTGATTTTAAATTGTGTTGGTTGGACTACAGAAAAAACCAGTTCACTACAGGACTTTTTCAGTTGAAAGATATCAAAATTATTAAGACTGGCATCAATGTCTCTAAGATGTTGAAACAATTGGAAGAACATCCTGAAGATTGGGGTAGCCAGTCTAAAATGAATAATATTGATTCGTTATTGAATTACGGTTACCAAGAACTAAGTGCAGATGTTTTGCAATTGGTTGTTGGTGGTGTAAGAACCGTGGATGATTTTGTTGGTGATACAGAGATATGTGTACCAACTCCAGCATTCCATAAACACACCGAAATGGTTAGATTCTTACAGAGACACTTTAAGAATTTTAGGCGTTGCGGTTATTTGTCTCTGCCTATTGGTGGTGTAGTAGATAGCCACATTGATGTAGGTACATATTACTTAACTAAAGATAGGTATCACCTATCAATACAGGGAAGATATGAATACCATTGTGGAGACGATGTAACAATTGTAGAACCTGGAACATTATTATGGTTCAACAATAAGAAGATGCATGGCACAGTTAATGTCGGCGATTGTACAAGAATTACCTTTGTGTTTGATGTTCCACACAAAAATAACAAGCCATACTACTAACAACTGTTATACATACTAGTAGAGGGGTAGTACCCCTCTTTAAAACAATCAACACTAAAGGAAAACAAATGAGTCTATTAGACAAAATGAAAAAGGCCGGTTCAATTAAATCGGCAGAAGTATTGAGTGAATCAACATTCTTCAATAAAAAAGATCCAATCGTAACAGATGTGCCAATTATTAATATTGCCATGTCTGCTGATCCAGAAGGCGGTCTTATTTCCGGTTTAACATTTCTTGCCGGTCCCTCACGACATTTCAAATCATTACTAGGTCTGGTTCTTGTTAAGGCCTACATGGACAAATACAAAGATGCTGTTTGTCTATTCTATGATTCTGAATTTGGTATCACACCAGAGTATATTCAAACAAATGGTATCGATACCACCCGTGTTATCCATTTACAAATCGAACATCTTGAACAATTGAAATTTGATATTTCACAACGTCTTGAAGCAATTGAACGTGGCGACAAAGTGATTATTTTTATTGATTCTGTTGGTAATCTGGCATCTAAAAAAGAAGTTGAAGATGCACTAGATGGTAAATCTGTTGCCGATATGACCAGAGCTCGTGTGATGAAATCATTGTGGCGTATTGTTACACCACACTTGACCATAAAAGACCTGCCATTAATTGCGGTCAATCATACCTATCAAACAATGGAGATGTTCTCTAAGGCTGTCATGTCTGGTGGTACTGGCGGTATGTACTCTGCTAACCAAGTTTTCATTATTGGTAAAGCACAAGAGAAGTCTACATCAGGTGATAAAGAATTGCTTGGTTACAATTTCACAATTAATATTGAGAAATCTCGTTTCGTAAAAGAGAAGTCAAAGTTCCCATTCTTAGTTACATTTGATGGTGGTATTCAGAAGTACTCAGGTCTATTAGAATTAGCAACCGAAGCCAATATGGTTTCTGTTGGTAAGTATAGTCGTTCAACTGGCTATGCTGTGATTGACCAAGAAACAGGTGAAGTTGGTGCCATGATGTCATTTGACAAAACACAAACTTCTGAATTTTGGAATCCAATTCTAAAGAGTGAAAAGTTTAAAGAACATATCAAGAACAAATATAGTATCGCATATGGTAGTTTGTTACAAGATGAAGAAGAAACTGAACCACAATTATTACAAGAGGAAGATGAGTAATGTTTAATTTCGGCCGCAAGACAAAGAAAGTGCCGAAGGAGGGTGAGGACTATAAATTTATAGACTTCACTAATTCTGACCTTACAGGCATTATGGTACTCAAAGGTGAGTACTCTGGTGTAGTCTACCATTATGGTAAAGTCCGAGTGAAAGAGCAAGGTGAATTTGCCACGTTAGAGTTTGGGTTCACATTAGTTAACTCAGGCAAACACGACATAGACCTCTTGCAAAAAGATGAGGAATTTGTTACAATAATGGGAGATGTACTTTCTGAAATTTTAACTAGGGATGATAATGAAAAGATTGGAAACCACGATCCTGAAGAATCTGATTTATTGTGAAGAGTATGCTCGTAAAGTCATACCATTCATTAAACAAGATTACTTTTCGGATTTAACGGAAAGAAATGTATTTAAAGCAATATATAATTTCACAAGTAAGTTTAAAACCCTACCAACACATGAAGCTCTAGTCATCAATTTCACCGAAAGTAATTTGTCAGAACCAGAAGTCCGTAATGCAATTACTTTGCTAAATGAAATACATGATGATAAAGATCCAAGTGAACAACAATGGTTAACGGAGCAAACAGAAAAGTTTTGCCAAGACAAATCCATATATAACGCCATTATGGAATCTGTTTCGATTCTTGATGACAAAACACACACAAAATCTAAAGGTGAAATTCCAAAACTATTGAGTGATGCACTTGGTGTATCATTTGATAATTCTGTTGGTCATGATTACTTAAACGATTCTGATTCACGGTATGATTTTTATCATCGTGTTGAATCTCGCATTCGTTTTGACCTTGACCTATTCAATAAGATTACAAAGGGTGGTTTCCCAATCAAGACCTTGAACATTGCATTGGCTGGAACTGGTGTTGGTAAATCCTTATTCATGTGTCATTGCTCTGCTGCGGCTTTGAGTCAAGGTAAAAATGTATTGTATATCACGATGGAAATGGCAGAAGAAAGAATTGCTGAACGTATTGATGCAAACTTATTGAATGTTGACCTGAGTGAATTACAAACATTGACCCGTGAAGATTACCTGCGTAAGTTTGGTGTCCTGAAAGATAAGACACAAGGTAAACTAATCATCAAAGAATATCCAACAGCTTCTGCTCATGCGGGACATTTCCGTTCTTTGTTGAATGAGTTAAAACTGAAGAAGAATTTTACACCAGATATTATCTTTATTGATTACCTTAACATCTGTTGCTCAAGTAGGATTAAAATGGGTGCAAGTATCAATTCATATGCCTATATTAAATCCATTGCAGAAGAATTGAGAGGTCTGGCTGTAGAGTTTGCTGTGCCTGTTGTGAGTGCCACACAAACAACTCGTAGTGGTTTCAGTAACACCGATGTTGGTCTAGAAGATACTTCAGAGTCATTTGGTTTGCCTGCAACGGCCGATTTTATGTTTGCTTTGATTAGTACAGAAGAACTTGAACAGTTGAATCAGATTATGGTTAAACAGTTGAAGAATCGCTATGGTGATCCAAACCTGTATAAACGATTCGTTGTTGGTGTTGATAGATCCAAGATGCG